CTCAAAGGCCCGGTGTTTCCGTCGTTTCAGCATCAGCAGACGCCGACGCCGCGGCGCCAGTGGCTCGCGCACCAGGGCGCCCGGGCCCGACAGCGGCACCTCGCACAAGTCGCGAAGAAGGAGCAGCAGATGAGCGATAACGGACACGATCCCCTCGCGGCCGCGGCCGCGGCGCCGGCCATCGCGGCGGAACTCAGAATCACGATGCTCGCAACGGGCCAGGTGCATGTCACCGGGCCGATCGAGAACAAAATCCTCTCGTACGGCCTCCTCGAGGTCGCGCGCGAGGTGATCGCGGAGCACGCGAAGGCCCAGCAGCGGCTCGTCCAGCCGGCGTCCATGGTCTTTCGTCCGGGCGGTCGATCATGAAGTACCACCACCTGGTCGGCTATGTCGCGGCGCAGTTGTGGGCGATCGAGCCCGGCAAGCTGCAGGAACTCCTCGCCGTGCTGGCGTTTCGCGCCGCCGGGCACGAGTTCACGGCGGCCGAGATTCAGGCGCGCATCGGCGGCGGCGGCGCCTCAGTGACCGCGTCGACGCACGGCACCGTCGCGGTGATTCCCGTCCGGGGCATCATCGCGAATCGCATGGGGAGCATGGACGACTCGAGCGGGGGCACGTCCTGCGAGCGCATCAGCGCCATGATCGACCAGGTCGCGGCGGATCCGACGGTGCCGACGATCCTCTACGACTTCGACACGGCCGGCGGCACCGTGGGCGGCATCGAAACCCTCGCCGCGAAGATGTTCGCGCTGCGCGGCGTCAAGAAACAGATCGCGATGGTCAGTGGCCTGTGCGCGAGCGCCGGCTACTGGCTGGCCTCACAGTGCGATGAGATCGTGAGCGTGCCGGACGGGGAGATCGGCTCGATCGGGGTCCGGTGGACGCCGCACGAAGATCTCAGCGGCGCACTCGAGAAGGCCGGGATCAAAATCACGGAAATCTACTCCGGGAAGTACAAGACGGAGTGGAACCCGTTTGAAACGCCGAGCGCGGAGGCGATCGCGGTCAAGCAGGCGCAGTCGGACACGGTCTACGCGAAGTTCAAGGCGGCCGTCGCGCGCGGGCGTGGGGTCACGTCGGCGGCTGTGGAGAGTGGCTACGGCGAAGGCCGCGTCCTGTTCGCGAAAGACGCCAAAGCCGCCGGGATGATCGACCGGATCGCCACGATGGACGACACGATCGGCCGCGTGACGGGCCGGAAGGCCGCCGGCAGCCTGAAAGCCGAAGGGGACCCCGCTGAGCTCGGCGACACGCCGGAATCCGTGTCCGACGATCTGATCGCATTCGACCGCGGCCGGCGACTCTTGTAAACCATGTATCAGTGATTGAAAGGGTGTGACCCTTGCTGACCCTCACCGTCCTCCTGCTCCTCGCGGCGTTCGTCTGCGCGGTCCTGTCGCTCGCGGGGACGATGTCTCCGGCCGTCGCGGTGCTCCTCCTCTGTGTCCTCGAAGCGTTGCGGGTCTTGCCCGTCGGCAAGAGCTGAGCGATGAAGATTGCCCGCTTCCTGGTGACGCCGGAGTTCCTGCGGCAGATCCTCCACCTCCCGATCGGGACCGAGGTCACCTGGGCGGGCATGGACCATAGCTCTTACTGGCCGTGCATCGAGCTGACGATCGAGCATCCCGACTTGCGCGACGTCGAGCTCGTCGCCGACGAACACCCGCCCTTGATCGAGCCGCAGTTCCACCGCGAAGGCGACGTCGTGCTGATGACGGACTGGGGCCAGACGTGAGCCGGGCGAACCGCGCGGAAGCGCCGAGTCTCGACTTCCACCTCCGCCTCTCGCCGGCGGAACGGGACCGCGTCGACGAAGCCGCGGCCACGAATCATCAGACCGCGAGCGAATTCGGCCGGGACGCCCTCGTGCAGGCCGCCGACGACTGCCTCGAAGCCATTCGTAGCCGGAAACCCTAACCCTCCATCGATACTGATCGGGTAACGCGACTCCGTTGAGGCGCGTGTTGATCGAGTCCCTCTCGCGCGATATCTGCGCCGAGCCCTCGATGAGCACGCGCCTTTTTCTTTGGGCCGAGGGCCGAATGAAGAACATCAAACAGTTGATCCAGGACGCCGCCGACAACGCCAAGGCCATCAAGGCGTTGAAGAAGGAAGGCCGCGCCCTGAATGCCATCGCCGTGACGGCCAGCGCCGCGACGGCCACCGCGCCCGCGGTCATTGCGCGGACGACCGAACAGACCGCGCGGCTGACGGCCATCTTCACCGAGCTCGACGCCCTCGAAGAGCACGCCGACATCCTCGCCAGCGAGCTCGTCACCGCGCGCCGGCTCCAGGACGACGAACGGCACAACCCGACGCTCAGCGTCATCGAGCTCGGCGCCAACCACGCCGACAAGAAAGCCTGGGGCCCAACCCTCCACGCGGACGCGACCCCGCTCATGAAGGCTGACGCCCAGCGCGCGGCCCTCGGCGAATGGGCCATCGCGGTGAAAAGCGCGATGACCGGCCAGGGCGCCGATCCGCGGCTCTTTGCCGCGGCGACGGGCATGGGCACGGCGATTCCCTCCGACGGTGGCTTCGCGGTCCCGCTCGAGGTGGCCGCGGGGATCGAATACAACATGTTCGCCGCCGGGGATCTCCTGAGCCGCGTCGACGCGCGGACGATTACCGGCGACGCGATCGCTTACAACGTCATCAACGAAACCAGCCGCGCCGACGGATCCCGTCAGGGCGGCGTGTTGGGCTACTGGGTCGACCAGGGCACCGCGCCCACCGCCTCGCAGACCAAGCTCGCCCGCGTCGAGATGAAGCTCCGCAAAGTCGGCGCCCTCGGCTACATGACCGACGAGCTCGTGGCCGATGCCGCGGCCCTCGGCGGCGAGCTGCAGGTGCTGTTCGCGAACGAGTTGACCTTCCAGGTCGAGGACGCCATCACCGAAGGCAGCGGCGCCGGCCAGCCCCTCGGGTATCTGAATGCGCCCTGCCTCGTGTCTGTGGCGAAAGAAAGCGGCCAGACCGCCGCGACGATCAACACCACCAACCTCTCGAAGATGTGGTCCAGGATGCCCGCGCGCTCGAAAAAGAACGCGGCCTGGTTCATCAACGTCGACTGCGAACCCCAGATCGACTTCCTCACGATTCCGGCGGGCATCGCTGCCCTCGAACCGCGCTTCGTGACCTACGGGCCCGACGGCGTGCTCAACATCAAGGGCCGCCCGGTCATCCCGGTCGAATACAACGCGACGATCGGGACCGTGGGCGACATCGTGCTTGCGGATTTCTCGCAGTACCGCCTGATTCGCAAGAGCGGCGTCGAGCAGGCGTCCTCGATTCACGTGCTGTTCACGTCGGACCAGACGACCTTCCGCGCGTTCTACCGCGTGGACGGCCAGGCGATGCCGCGCAATGTGATCACGCCCTTCAAGGGCACGGCGACTTTGTCGCCCTTCATCGTCTTGGCCACGCGGTCGTAAGGGAGCACGCACATGCGCCTCAGTGAAGAACTCGCGTTTATTCCCCTCTACGAGCCGAAGGACGCGGCGGGCACCGCCTTCGTCAGTGATGCCTTCAACGCCGGGCTGCTGGACAGCGTGTCGCTCTTCCTCAGCTTCGGGGTCATCACGGGTGATGCCACCGTCCTGACGGTCAACGGGGATCTCACGTCCGCGCTCGCGACGGCGTTGACGACCCCGATCGCGTTCAAGTATCGCCTGGCCACCGCGGCGTTCAAGACCGCGCCGGCCGCGGCGGGCGCCAACGCCGATCAGTTCGGCGATCCGATCAGTGTGGCGGCCGCGGGCCTGACGTTGGTCTCGGCGACGTTCGCCCACAAAACGATCGTGATCGAGATCGATCCCGACACCCTCGTGTCGAAGGCGTCGTGGATCACGCTCAACACGACCGCCTCCGCGAGTCCGCTCCTGATGGCCGGCTTCGGCATCGGGCGCTCGCGCTACGCGGGCCATCTGATTCCGTCGGCGCTGTAGAGGAACGCCCATGCCGAATCTCGTCCAGTCCCAGATCGACGTCTCCCCGCTCTTTGTGACGGGGGTGCACGTCGTGAAAACCGCGGCGACCCTCCCGCAAACGGGGACGCAGCACTTGT